ACGGATGATCGCGTTACTCGCGTCAGCGGTTGGGAACTGAATAGTGAAATCACCGGCAGTAGATGTCTTATCTGCACCAAAATCCAACACTACAACGGCGTCTGTGGTGCTTGAACCACCCGCAGTCGTGCTGTTATAGATAATCGCGCCCCTAGCTGTGACAGTAGCGTTTGAAAACGTCAAATCTGCAAAATCACCAAAGGCAGTTGTGCCAGATGATGTTGGAGTGACGCTTGTCAAGTTAGCCCCGCCAGCAGTGTAGTTTGTACCGCTAACCTCGTTAGAGGTAGAATAATCAGTAGTTGCCGCCCCAATAGAAGCAGAACTTGTGAAAAGTGCTAGTTTGAAAGTGTGACCTGACGATGCGGTGAAGTTGTGCTTGCCTTGAAGCAGTTCCACCTTAAAAGAGGTACACATTGCTTGTGTTATAGCCATTACAGTCTCCTTATAGCTTCGGCTAGTTCTGGATGCCCAGCATCCGCTAATGCATTGTATATCGTAGTACGATCACTACGAATAGCTTCACGCATATAAAAGGCTATCGTTTTTTCAATATGACCCTTAAAAGCGTTTGCTTGATCTCGGATACCGGGGTGAGCTGTATCCGACACAGAAATAATTTTTTCTGCACAGCGTGAAGCGACCTCTTCCGGGGTAAAACCTCGGTGTTCTGTAGTCTTCACGTTTACTACGGGAGTATCCGGTAGATCAAAATTCATTTTGAACATTAGGTTTTCTCCCTAACAACAAGACCTTCACGATATGCGTCAGATGTTTCAAGACCTTCACCGAAGTTCTTGAGACGCAGAAGAGCCTGCTGAAACTGTTGAGTATAGTTTTGAAGAATGTCAGGTTCACCCTTCATAAATGTATATGCCTCAATTAATGACCCATACAAAAGCGTCATTGGAGCATTCGTGCTCAACCATGTGGTTCCGCCTCCTGCTTGAGCCGTAAGGCTGGCAGGGCGATAGAAGTAATGTAGTTCGACTGCCAGATTTGCGTTTGGCGTAGGCGCAATCAAGAAGTTAGTGATATCAAAGAACCCATAATACTTCGGAAACCCAGTCGTTGTGGCATCTGGAGTGTATTCTTGTAAAAAGTTAATGTCCTTGTACAACAGAAAGGTTTTGTCACTCGTGGAGGCGTCTGTAACAGATAACGAAAACGGAGCCAGAAAATCGGCAGGGCAGTTCAAAAACTGGTTGTTCTGTGTCAGTGTGGCTGTTTGATTGCGGCGGAAAAACGTAAGTCCCACACTCTTTAGAACCCGTTCCTCTGCCTCGGTGATAAAAATGTCCAGATTGTTAACAAAAGTCGTCTCTTGATTCTCGCAATAATCCTGTATGGCTTGTTTCAGCTCATTAAATGTAAAACTCATGTTATCACCGTAACGCTGCCAACGGCACCCGTCCCAACTAGATCATTGGTGTTCAGCCCACCGTTATCATACAAACCCACAGGGTTCCAACCATACTGAATTGATCTGCTTACAACTATCGTTGGATCTGGGCGCGGATCACGGAGAGCTTGCGGATCTATAACCTTGCGTCTAGGTTCAAGCTGTGGATGCTTTGGTTCGTATTCGTCATAGCCTACTTTTAGACCGTTCCACTCAACTTTCATATCCCGCAAGCGATAACGAAAGCCGGAACGATCCGATACTCCATAAGCATCTTTTCCAGACGCATAATTGCCCATTAGACCCTCAAATACTGAATACTAGGTTGCAGCTTCAATGAAACTCTGTCTTCGTCTTCGTCTGCGGCACGCTGGAACTCTTCCTCATATACCGTTTTTAGCAACTGAATCCGTTCTGGAGCCTTTTTCAAAGCAATGTAGTACGCCATCCCTGCAACAGCGCAAGGCAAGAAACGAAACGGCAGTTCTACATCGTTGACTAACGCATCTGCATCCTCAAGACGCCGGATGTAGTAGTAAACAATCTGATCAGTGCTGTTTTCAGGTGTAGGCCACATGGTAATTTGAGGCAAAACCTGACGATTAAAGTAGAACTGAGACGGGCGCCCTGTGGTTGTTTTAGTCGGCACAGATAAATACTCGCCACGACTAATCTTGTTTATGTCAAAGTCTGTACCATTACGGCGCAGGACAACTTCAAGTAAATCCACCACATCGGAGGTTAGTGTCTCAGTGGCTTGTCCTTGGGTCAGAGTTATCGTGGCTTGCCGCACTGTCCAGAGGTTTATGCCTCTGTTCGCCCAATCTGCAAACATCAAGTTCATGGACCGCCGCGCAGTACGAGCATCATAGCCGGTGCGAACCTCTAGTCCACACCGCTCATAAGCCTCTTCGATAATGTCAGAGACATCAAGGTTGAAATCTCTTGACCCAGACGTTGCCATTACATTCTTCCTCTAGGCTTTCGTGTAGGAACAGAACCCTGCATCATGTTTCCAAGATTTTGCGCAAATAGCTGCGCTCTTTTTACTTCTACATTGCCACCCATCTGATAACCCATAGCCATGGCTTTGCGTGGACTGACCATGCCACCATCCTTGTAGCCTTTTTTGTCCTTTTTCATGCCCTTCATGACTTTTTTCTCCTTCTGACGGATTTAACTCTTTTAGGCTTACCAGCAGGCTGACCCAAACGCTTCTTCTGAGATATCCTACTCTTTTTTTCGCTTGCAGACAATTCGCTGGCTGTCTTTGGCGTTTTGGATGAAACCCGCTTAGACGGGCGACAATAAGGGACACCACGTTTCTCACCCTTCTTTCTGCCACAAGGCTTGCCAGTGCGTACATCTTTCCACTCTTCTTTGAACCATCGTTTGAGTGACGCACCCTTTTTTGTCTTACGAACTGCCATTAAGACTGCTCCACCGAACCTTTAGTTCTCTTCCGGCGTCTAGGCAAAACACAACCACAACCTCGAGCCACGGCGGTTCCCTTAACTGGTTTACCTCTAAACTTTCTTTTTGGTTTTGTATCAGCCATCAGTAGGTCTTACCTTTGCGTTTAGAAGAGCTACTCTTTCTTTTAGATGTTTTACTCTTTCCTCCAGTTCCCCAGTTCTTGGCTCCAACTTTTCTGCATTTAGCAATCGCTCCTGAAGCATACGCTGACGGAAAGACCTTATATCTTGCTTTAACTTTTCGGTAACATGCATCTTTTGCCATTGTCCCACCTTTAGTTATCTGTTGTGGTATAGAACTTCGCGAGATCGCCAACGCTCTTCTCCGATATAAATGATTCCCACATAGGCTTTATCATCTCATAATTGGCCGCAACTTTACCATGCGTCTCAGCTACTTCTGTTTTTAACTCAACGATGCTAATACCAACCCAGCCAATGAAGCCAACTGACAGAGTTGAAAAGAAACCAACAATAGCAATTAAAACTTTGTTTAGCATTTCCATCTCCGCCGAGCTGCGCAAATACGTTTCTTAGGCGTCTTCTTACAGCTAATGTTATTCGCCTTCATCTGTCCAGCAGACCTAGAACAGTAAGACTTACGCCGTTTTGCAGCGGCAGAACCCTTTTTTACTTTTCCAGTAACCGCAGTCTTCAGCTTAGACCCAGGGTTAGCTCTACGATACGCAGCCACACCAGCCTTAGTCATTCCAGCACCAGACTCGGTAGACCGGAAATTCTTCTTGTTGCGCTTTGGCATTTTTTTAGGAGCACGAGCCATTATTGTCTCACTTAAAAAAGAACGCCGCACTGGTGACGTTTGTCATCACGGCGTATATATCAGTGTTAAACTTTACTCCTTCAGCGGGAAGACTTAAATCACCCGAATCATTACTTTTTACATGTAGCGTAAAGACGGAGGTGCCAGAAGCTCCCCCGTCTTTGAACTCTATTGTACCTGTTGACGTATGACCCATGTAATGCACCGCCACAAGACGCGCAGGTCTTGCAACGACTGTTCCTGACGCCGATAGTGTCTTTGCATTTAGGTCAGAGCCTGCCATCAGCCAAAAAACGCCGTAATTGATGTGATGTTCGTCAGAGTCACATGACACTCATCATCAAAAATCATCCCATGATCAGGAATACTGACTTGCGTATCATCTGAAGTATTAAACACCATGTCTAACAGGGTCGCACCACCACTGCCGTTTTTAAATACGACCTGTGGAGAGCCACTAGACGCGGTCTTTACATAAAACGCCTTCAGACGAGTTCTGCCACCGTTTAAAGTACCAGTCGCCGTTGCTGTCTTGGCAAAAATAGAAGCAGCCATAATGCCCTCCTATTAAGCATTGTTGATGTTTTGAACATACTCAACAGTTACAAAACCCGCACCTGATGTACCCGCAGAAAAATCAATGAAGATCGGAACATCAGTAGCACCAATGTCTGCCCATACGTCAGAATCTGCAATCGTGCCAGTAGAACCATACTTGAAAACATTCGCAGCGGTGCCAGCAGCCAAACCAGTGAAGAGGTTTGTTGAAGTGCTGTTAGTGCCCATGCTGATGTTAGCGGCGGCGGTAGCTGTGGTGATGTTTACGATAATTTCTGTGATCTGACTGTTGGCAGGAATTGTAATGCCTGTATCAGCGGCAGTGGTGGACTGAGTCCATGAACCAGTTTGTGCCATCTTAACGAAACCGACATTAGAAACGTCTGAACCGTGTGTTGTGCCAGTTGTGTTTTTGATTGTTCCGGCCTTAATAGGACCAGAGAAAGTAGTTGTCGCCATGAGTTACTCCTGTCGTGGCTAATGTCAGATCCACACTGGATCTGTCAGGGTAACACTAGCATACACGAAAAAAAGCGAAGCCGCAATTAAGTCGGCTCCGAGTTTAGGGAGGAAACTTACATCTCGTAAGGTTTTTACAGACTAACAGAAAAAAGGGCGACTGTGAAGCCGCCCTTTAACCCAGTATGGAGGACTAGGATTCTTATGCGCCTGGTGAACCAAACACACAACGTGGGTCTGAGAAACCGAAGCTGTAACGCTCACGGGCCTTGAACCGCATGTTGCCTGTGTCGAAGTCTGCTTCCATCTGTGTAGACAGTGGAACACGCTCAAAGTGGACGAATCCACGAGGGGCATCTGTCAAGACAAAGAACGCATCTGGGTCTGTTAGGAAGTCGTTAACGGCGTAACCGTCAGGAAGCATTCCCATTGACCGAAGTGCGTTGATGTCGTTGTCAGCAGTACCGACACGAAGGTTTGACACCATCAGACGCTCTGCAACGAACTGCAACTGACGAGGAATCACCAGCTTTAGACCGCGAAGTGCGACTTTCAGGCCACGCTCATCAACGAATCCAGCAATGCTGATCAGAGCGTCCTCAAGTGAGGTTTCGTTCAAGTCAGCGGCTGTACCTGGTTCGTTAGCAAACGTGCTACCAGTTGTAAGCGGGTGTGATGCGTCACAGAGTGCAACACCGTCACCGCCAGCAGATGCACCAGCCGTAAACGCATTGTTTAGAATGCTGGCTGCTTTAACCTGCTTTGTGTGTGCCATTGAACGCGCAAGAGCACGAGTGTAGCGAGTAGAGAGACGATCATAAAGATTATCTTCCACAGCTTCTTCCGTGATCGAAAACGCTAGTGCAATGGTTTCATGGTTATACCGAGCGGTATATGCTTCGTTGGCATCGTCAAAATTGACGGCGGAACCTTCCGACTTAGTCGGAGCGGCGCCAAACCCGGAAAGCATGACCTCTTCTTCAAATGCTCGATCTGAAGACTCAGTGGTGAAGATTTCGGCGTGCTGGTTTTCGTACCGGTTGTACTCCATGCCAAACAAGGCATTGAGACCCGGCTCCAGCTCTTTCGCCAGTTGTGCGCGAGAAATAGCCATTTAGTGAGCCTCCTTAAACGCCGGTAGTCGATGGAGTACCAGCAGCAATACCACCATTGGCGGAATTAAAGCTGTTATTCAATCGAACGATTAGACCAATACCAGCCGCTGCGAAATCTTGATTCTCAACATCATCTTGAATGCCGATGATACGAAGATGCAAGGCAGCAGTAGTAGCGATAGTGCTGACACCCAACTTACCGGATGAAATGCCTGTGGTTGTTGAACCAGAAGCACCAGCCGCAAAGTTTGCGTTAGCGAACACATGAGCGCGTGCAGTAGCTTCGTCAGTCAATGAAGCGTCTGATGCGATAACAAATGTTTGCATTGGGTTGTCATACACGAAGGCTTTGACGGGATGATTTGAATCCGCGCCTGAACCTGGCCAGTAGTTTGAGAAAATTTTCTCACCAGTGGTAGACGAAACGTATTCGCAACCCCAGAAAACACCAACAAGACCCACAGATCCACCAGCCGCCGCGCCAACAATGTCAATAAAGCCAGTTGACAGCGGAATAACAGGGGATCCTTGGAATATCGCGTTTGTGTTTCCAGAGGCGATACGATATTCAGTCGCACCAGTGGTGTTTGCAGCCTGACCGACTACACCAATCGGACGAAGTCCGAAGGCACCGTTAGTATTTGCCATGATAGCAATACTCCTCTAAAGTTTACTCGGAATCGCGTTTGCGACCTCCGAAAGTTACACGACTCTGCCTCTCATTACTGATAGGCATGGAAGGATGTTGTTCCTTCATAAGGTCCTGATCTACAGCCGTCATTTGTTCGCGGGTCCGGTTCCCGTAATACGCGGATCTTTCCTGCGCTGTCTCTTCAGGTATTCGGGCGAGCATTAATCCACCGTTGCCAATAACACCAGCATGTGAACCACTATCAATAATCGCATAATCAAATCCAGGGTACTCATCGGCTCTGACTGGTTCCCATCCCTCACGAAGTTTGGAGTGGACGTTCATTTTGTCGTCATCGCCTCTAAGAGAAGTCCGGATCCAACGATGAGTATATCCATCAGGTGGAGCAGGTGCATCTAATCGGCTGGGCGGTGCCCATGGTTTTCTGCGCGTTGTTTTTTCGCGGGTTTCTGTTGACCGTGGCTGTCTTGTTTCACTCATGGCTTAGTCCTTTACATACTTGGCGTATTCTTCTAAAGGAACCCCAAGTTTCTTTGCCATAGCCACCTGTGAAGGTGACAACTTGACGGTCCTGCGCCCCTGTCGGTTACTACGAGATGCGGAAGTTGAAGCCGAGGCGACCCTAGAACTTCCCTCGTTTTGCTTGACACTCATGTCATTTGGGAAGCGTTCCCTGAGACGAGCATCTAATTGAGTATAGTATTCATCTTCTGTGCCGTCAAATCCTTCCGCACGAAGATTGTTATCTATAACAAAAGCGGCTTGCGTCATGATCTCGTCATCACCAAACCAAGTGTTCTTTTCTGCCCACCGTTCCGCTTTGGGATCAGGCTTGGCGACAGGTTGAGCCGCCGGCTGCTGTTGAACTTCTACCTGTTGTTGAACGGGCTGCGCAACCTGCTGTTCTTGACGTTGTTTGGCTAACCGGAAACGCTCTTGCTCGATAGAAA